CTTCAGCGGCGTCAACTCTAGCTATCATAGCTTTGGCTGTTTCAACCGTCATGGCAGGAGCCATGGCCGGGGCTGAAGCAGGCGCAGCGATAACAGAAATTGACATTTTCTTTCCTTCTATCTTACTACTGGTTTTGTTGGAAATACGGGTAATCGCCATGGTGAATCTCCTGATTAGAGTTCAGGAAACCGTTTTACAGATCTTCGTTTTCGTCTAGAACTTTATCAACCACAGGGATAACCCCGCCGCTTCTAATCAGAGAAATCCGGCTGTTGATCTTCAGCCCCATTTCCCGTATCCAGGTTATGTTGTTGAGGTTGACGTTGGTGATAACGGCCCCGGCTAGAGTTATCGGGTCCACGATTCCTACAGGTGTAATTTTTCCGGATCTTCCAACGAACCAATTGACGCCCCGTAAATACGTTATCCCCTTGTCATTTTGCGGCTTGAAACAGATTTGGTAATTCGTGTAGTTTGAACTGACTCCGAGTGCTTGGCAAGATGGTACGTCGTCAATCTTCATTACGACGCCGTCAGCTGCGATATCACTGGTCTTGTTCTTTTCCAGAAGGTCTCGCAGCGTAGGGAGAATCTTATCGCGATCACTAACCAAAACGCTACGCGGTTCCGCGAAACCCTCCTTGGACAACAGGCGAAGACGTTCCAGTCGGCTGGCTGGGAGGTTGTCACCAAGGGCATCCCAAGGGCGAATCTGAATATCACGATCCGGGACGTTATCTAGATTTTTCTGCTTCATCGTTCCCGCTGTCAAATTCCGAGTTGAAGCATAAGTCTTCTGGCCAGCCTTGGTTGCCTCATCGTTGATCCGGGCCAAAGTGCTATTCTTCATCACCAATTCGCCACGTACTTCCAGACTTCTGCCGGAAGGTAAGGTGACTGGAATATTCCCGGTGGCGCGGACGGCGGCGGTGATATCCTCGCCTGACTCGCCATCACCGCGTGTCAGGGCGCGTATCATCCGGCCGTTTTCGTATAAAATGCTGCAACTGATGCCGTCGTACTTTGGCTCACTCACCATAACGCCATTGCCGTCAAGGGCTTGCGCGTCGTACCAAGAAACATAATCTTCTTCGGTGTAGTGATTTTCAATGCTCTTCATCGGCACGGCGTGCTTCACGCGCCCGCCGTCGGTAAGGTCCGAACCCACAGCTTTGAGTTCCGGGGCAAGGCTCGCCAGGGAGGGGTTGTCGCGGACCAAATCCTTCAGTTCCTTTTCTTTCAGGTCGAAGTCGCGATCACTCATGATCGGACTGTGGTCAACGTAGTACGCCTTCCGCGCCCGGTGGAGGAGATCGTTTAGCGCGGTGACTTCTTGTGCGGTTGGTGTCATGGTTTATTCTACGAGATCGCTAGTGAAAATGGCTAACCTAATTTCCGAATACCGTACAGAAAGAGAGATACCATCAAATGGGATTTGACGAATCAATAGTGCTCCCTTCGGTCTATGAACTTCGGAATATCTTGAACGGAAAACGCTACGTGGGCAGTAGCGTTCACTCCCACGCTCGGTGGAACCGTCACATCAGGGAATTGACTCTTCAGAAACACTCGAATCCGAAACTCCAGAACGCCTGGAACAAGTACGGCCCCGACGCTTTCGTCTTCACAATTTTGGAGAGGCCCGAAGACATAACCGAAGAAGCTCTTCGGCCTCTTGAGCAACTCTACCTAGCTGACGCGGTTGCCAATGGTTACAACCTCAGCCTTGATGCGACTGCCCCTATGGGCAACCGAAAGCACTCGCAGGCTACTCGGGACAAGATGAAGAAGTCCCATACGGGCCTCAAGAACACATCTGAGGCGAACCGGAAGATCGGAGAAGCCAACAAGCGCCGAGTCATCACCCCGGAGTTTCGTGCCAAGAGGGCGGAGATCGGGCGTAGGCGTTTGGGCAAGCACTTCGGCCCTATGTCTGAGCAGGGCCGCAAAAATGTTTCGGAAGGGAAAAAGGGAAAGCAGACAGGGCCGTGGGCTAAACCAATGTCAGAGCAAGGTCGATTGAACATTTCCAAGGCTAAACTTGGAAAAATCTACCGGGCCGCGCTCCCCTGAAACCCGAGAGAAAATCCGGGCGGCCAAACTGGCTTACTGGGCCAAACGCAAAGCTGAATAGCCTTTCAAACTAAAGCCGCATCGATCTCCGCTACTTCCCGCAAGAGAGCTTCTTTGCGGGTCAGGAGTTCCAACTCGGCTTGTTCTCGTTCTAACTTCGTCTTCTTCTTCCGTAGACTTATAACCCGCGCTGTTTCCCGTTTGGCAACATTGAAAACGAGTCGCCAAGGAGCAGTGTACCGAATCGAGCAATCAGACAGGCGTACTACAATTCCTTCCGGGCTAGGTTCGACAATTATTGGCCTTTGTTGCCCCAGATACTCCACTGTGGCGTTTGTAGTGAATACGAGTTTTGTTTTGCGATCAGTGAGCTTCATTATTGTCCTCCGTTCGTGACACTTGCGGCCCCAAATTTTGAACCTAACTGTCGTCTGATGAAAGTGACTAACTGAGAACGAGATGCCACAGCGGCGGTCAACGCTTCACTTGACCATGCCCTTTCAATCTGCTCGTCCGTCCAATATTTGCGATTCTTCAAGGATTGCAAACCTAGGATGGTTTCAATCAGCTGCATCTCAAATGCCTCTTTCACTGTTTCTCGGACAGCATGGTCCATACCGGCACCCCGGTGTGTCTTGGACCAATGATCCATCATATCAACCACGCCTGCAAACTCCAAGTTTGCGGAGATAGTATTGGTACGGGGTTCGTACATAGCCGCCCGATCCAGCAAATCTTCTGGCAACGGTTGACCGTCCTGGGGGAACCAGTTTACTTGGGGAATATCGATGTTTGGGATCTCTACAGCTGTACTTCCTTCTTTAGCTGTCACACCGAATACGAGAGTTCCCCGTGAATGTGGACGAGGATGAGATTTCGGATATGGAACTGGCACGGGAGGGATTGGGCCCGGGCCGGGGCCATCAGAAGGAGGCGGGGCGTCGCCCATTTCAGCCGTGTTGATGATGTCATGCGTCCCTTTTGTCGAAGGACGGAATCGACTTAATCGGAAAAAGTTCATTATGGACGCGAGACGATCCTTAATGGCGCTTGTGTCACTTTTAGTAGAAGAAGCAATCTCCTCTTCCAAATCCTTGATTGCTTGCGGAAGATTTTCGCGAAACTCTTCAGCATACGCTTCCCATGATAGAGGTTCGCTGTTTTCTCTAAGTTGGGTTCGGGCCATGTTTGTTGTCAGCTGGGGTCCTACGTTTGGTTGGATGTAGACTACCACTCTTTCAAATCCAAAAACCACTCCGAATTGCTGAAGGCGGGGTCGCCGGGAACTACCTTCCGTCTGTTCATAAACCTCGTTTTGGTAAATAGCCGCTGTGCATCCCTTGATACGATGAGCAATGTTGACATCAAGTTTGTCTTCCCCGGTCTTAAGAATCCACCAGAAGGCCGTAGCGTTAGATAGAGGAACTGAGCCGTTGGCAGCCGCTTGTTTGTTAATAGTTGCGTAGCGTCCGGCGATTACACGCATCCAGCCGTCTATGAGTTTCTTCCTGTCAACATCCTGAGCGCGCACTTCGATTCCTTCAGGAAAACTGAGATATCTCGCTTCAAGGTATTTGGCGACCCATTCGACTGAGGATACAACGCCGGAAGCTCGGGGAGGTTCACTGAAGGTGTCTTCGGAGTCTGAGTTACCCATAAAGACTACCACAGTGCCATGTCCTGCTTCTTGAATTTCTTTTGTCTTTAACTCCGGACGAGGAACGATGAAGTCGGAAAATACCCCGGCTCCTAGATCTTGGCGTTTGACACCATATTGTTTCGTAATAGGATCGCGCCAGAGAAGAATTGCGGCTCCGGGATCTTCGGGCGATCTCCAAGAAGCGTAGAGCAACCCCGCTTGGTTATATTTCAGCCCCGAGATTTTTGCTCCAAGTCCGTAATTCCCGTCCAGGGCCTGAAAGCCGCCCGAACTCGCCAGATGGTTTATGAACTTCACCATCTCTTCGCCTGACATTCCACATCCCGTATCGGACACTTGCAACTTGAGTATTCCCGCTGTCTCCAGAAAGTAGGGGCAGATTCCCCAACTAATCTTTCCAGTTTTCTCCGGAGTTTTGAGAATAGCCTCGAGAGCGTTTTGATTGAATTCTCGGATGAATTGTTGCGGGGCACAATCCGCGGCGGCTCGGTCCAACAGAAAACTCACGTCCTCAACGCCCATGTTTGATGTTTGATTCGTCATGATCACCTTCTAGAAGCGCATTATGCGCCTCCTAGTTCCATATTACCGTCCAGCAGTGCCTTTCCGCTAATGATTAGCGAAAATAGTTTAGACAGTATTAAACATGATCATGGGAACCTATGCTCAGACCAAAGCCGCGTCTCTCACCATCCTACGCTATCCGGGTGGAAAGAGATGGTTTATCCCCTACGCTGAAAAATTTGTTCGTTTGAAACGGCCTAAAGTTCTTGTTGAACCTTTTGCTGGAGGAGCGACGGTGGCTTTGACTCTTCTTTGGAGAGATCTGGTGGATGAAATTGCACTAGTCGAATTGGACGACAGGGTGGCGGCTTTTTGGCGGCGGGTTTTAGACGACCCGAATTTCCCCCGGCTAGTGCACGACTTCATGCCAAATGGGCGAGATAAAGCTAGAGTCAAGGTTGAAGCTCTTATAGCGGATCCTTCAAAAGATTTAGCTTTATGGGTACTTGTGCAAAATCGTTGTGGATTCGGTGGCATGCTGGATAGCGGACTTTTAAGAAAAGGTGGCAAAGATAAGCACGGGAATTACGAAGGGGTGTTGTCCCGTTGGAACAAAGAGGAGTTGGCAAAAATTCTCCACTGCATTCGTTCTATGCGTGGACGTATTCATTTTGTTCATGGTGACGGAATTCAAAAGGGACTACTCGCTTACAACCATACGGACAACGCAGCGTTTATAGACCCTCCCTACTTCGAAGCCTCAAAGGATCTCTATAAACATCATGGAGCGGAGGGCAGCGGCTTTGACCACAAACTTCTGTTCGATACGTTGACAGCATGGGAAGGACGCTGGGCGGCTACTTACGATAATGATCTCCGCGCCATCTCCTTAGCTGATGAACGAGGATTTGCTCATGGTCTTGTTAACATGAGAGCCCGAACACATGCGGCGAAACAAGAGCTGCTTGTCAGCCCTGACTTACCCCTTTGGTTGCTTTAATTTGAATCCTTCATTGTTGCCGCCCAAACGATTGTCGCGCCACGCAATGCGGGGTACACTAAACCTTTCTTCCACAGGGATATCAAGGCTTCCACTATTTCCGCAGGAGAGCCACTTTCCCTTTCGATTTTTCGTATGCGTTCTTCAGTCCAATCAGTGTTCATTAAAGTTCCAACCAAGACAAAATAGTTGGCAACGGATCGGCGTGCGGGATCATCCGACAGTCTAGGCCCAAGTTTGCCAGTTTGACTTGGTCTTTATGATTGGCGTCCCACTTTGACTTCAGATTCTCCGGGTTTAGCGGTTTGGCCTCTTTACCTTTGGCGGCGGCTTTCCCGGCGCGGCGCTGCTCACACCTGGCGATGCAGGTCTCCAGCGGGGTGTCCATAAGAGCGAAGATGACCCGGTTGCCTTTCAGCTTCTGTTCTTCAGCAAATTTCTGCAGGCGGCCAATGCCATAGCTGCCCATCGCGACGACTCCCTCTGCCACGACATCCCCATGATTCGCAAGCTCATCCAAGAAGAAAGTGACGTCATCCGCCGCGCCGGGATAACTGAAGCTCGCGTCAAGCCCGCCGCAAGCGGTTTGATATTTCCCGAGGACAAAAATGAGGGAACCATCGGGACGCTTGAAACGATAGCCCGCTTCTTTGTTGTCAATCAAAAATGGGGTCCGCTTGCCGAGATGACCCATTAAAGCACGAACCAGAGAACTTTTGCCGCTTGAATTTGTTCCCCGGATATTCAATACGATATGTCCCACTTCGTTTGTTCCCCGCGAAGCGCCACTTTCGCTCTAGTGTACCTTGGCAAAGCTAGTTAACCGACTCCGGAATTAGGTACAGTTTCCCATCAGCGGTTCCTACTATCTGCATGTCCCCGATAGTGCCGGAGGAGATCTGGCGACAGTTCATCCATGAAATAAATCTTTCGCCACCTAATTTCAGCGCGGCAAGAAGTTCTTCGTCGGGATGTAGCATAGGGAAACAACCTCCCAATTCAATGTAGTCTGACCCCTGCACCGAAACCCTATAGCTCCTACCAACGCTCCTACCAGCACTCCCAATATTCAAGGATGTGATTGTGGATTTCAAACCTGCGGGTGGGTCATAACTGCGTAGCCACGAGTTAGAAGGGTGACGGAAGCCGGAATCCTTGAATCCCAGACGTTCTAATTGGTTGACGAAGTCTTTGATTTTCATTGTTGTGGACCTCGCAGAAACTCAAAACAACCGTTCTGGTTTCTCGCAACCAGAAAAATTCCGGGTATCGGGCACGGAAATTTTTCACCGCCGAATCGAGCGATTGCCCGTTCAGCTTCTTCGCTGGAGAATGACGTCGCCATCTCTGAAGAGCAGATCCAATCCATGTTTGGGACTCCTTGTACGATGTTTAATACTCAGAACTTACCTCGGAGTGCAATTTTCGCTTTGTTGTATCGCTTCGCGATGTCCTGCTCCTTGGGAGGCAGCTGCTCGATTCGGTCTAGGTTGTCGTCCAAGTCGCAATCTTTGACCAGCGCGGCGGCGGGGTCTTGGCCACAGCGGGCGATGAACTCGGCGTAAGTCTCGTCTGGGTCACGGCGGCGCGTGAGACAATCTACAATCTCTGCCACGCGGGTGCCGAAGTTCTCGCGGATGTAGTCCAGTGTAATCGGCGTGTCTTCAACCACATCGTGGAGTACGGCTGCTATCAGAAGATCGTAGGGTGGATTGCCTCCGGACTTAACTCGGACGCGCTCCATCACGCGCAGCGGATGCAAGATGTAGGGGATGCCCGCCTTGTCGACCTGGTCCGCGTGGGCGTCAACAGCCCATTTGATTGCTAGCTCTAGTCGGTTCACAGCTTAAACTACGGGAGAGAGGAGCGGATCGGTTAGGCCGGGATGACGCTCGTCTTGAGGCCGAAGGATCGACTGTTCAATTGGTCGGCATACGCTTCCGCATCAAGTTTGCCCAACTGCTTGGCCTTAGATTTGTCGACAGAATACGAAAATTTCTTCAACTTCAGGCCAGGACCATCGGCGTAACTGAACCCCGTCACATACATCCAAATCAAGCGTTTCGGGCCACGGCGATATCTTTCGTAACCTTCGATGGCGATGACTGATTTCGTTGTTTCCATGTTATAATCTACTGAAACGCGGAGGAAACAGCTAGGCTACCAAAGGGATCTCAAACGGTGGATCCTCAACGATTGCATAGGGTTCGAAGAGGTCGAATCCATCGTCGTTGCCGGCGTGACAGATGTCCTCGGGGAAAACATCGCCGAACTTATGGCGCATGTAAACGAACTTCCCTGTCTCAGCATTATAACGGGCGAAGCTGGCATTACGGCAGGTACCTCGGTAGTAAGCACCATGAACAAACGGAGCGGCTAGGACGGCAGGCGGTTTACATCGGCCATTCAATCGTACATTTCGGTCAGGCGAAAGAAGGGCAGGCACATCGTTGGGACAGACAAGCCAACCAGTCAGTTCGGGAGGGGGAACTTTCTTCTGTCCACAGTTTGGGCAAATCTCCCATTGCTTATGCTCGGTTTCGCGGTCCATTATTCCACCGTGAGGATGACGCGGCTTCCTTTCGGAAGGAGTTGGACGTCGAATGGGGCTGCGCCGATGCCTGGTACGTTGCTCCAGAAGCTGCCATTCTTTATGTCTACCAAAGCGATGGAGGTCCTCAACACAACGGTGCCACCATAAGAGGCATCGTTTACGATGATCCCTAGTTGCCCAGGTTTCATGTTTGTTACTTTCACAAGGGTGAGATTGTCTTCGAT